TAATCCCCTAGCCCGTTATATTTTAACAAAATATAACTAATTATCATCGCCAACGTCTAACTAGCTTGCTAGTTGAGCGTTTGGTGTATGCACTGACAGAGAACGGAGCCTCCACTAGGGAGGACGTACTCGCATGATGGCTGTGATGAGTTGTCGATGGAGGTCGTGATCCTTCAGTAAAATACCGAAGGAGCATAGACCAACCATCTATCAACTTATGAATCACAGGAGACGACACATCCCAGCAGTAGTACTGAAGCTTTTGTAAAGCTTTGTTATTACGTCTGCGAAGTCGTTTCATATCATGTGGAACTGCACGAAGAGAGGCACAGGTTAAACCCTGTGATGTCTCTGGAATGGGTCCGTATATACGGACTAATTCCCCTACGATTAACTCGTAGGTGTTGTAGTAACCCTTATCATAGAAGGAATTCGCATAAGCGATCCAACTAGTATAAGAGTCAGGGCGTCGTGATGATGACCAAATAGTCCTAATACGGACGGGGGTAACGTTGATGCCTTGGAAGGCATCTACGCCACATGACTCTCTAAAGAGTCCTTTGGTACAGCTCTTATCGCGGTTAACTTTTAACCCAAACGATTCGAGTAATGTTATCGCGTTCTCGGCGTAAGCCGTTGGGACGATTACATCATCACCATACACTAAGATACTCTCGCGAGTATCCGCATCGGGTGCACCGGCCGTAAGGATAGCCCATATAGTAAGTGCCAATATAGGGAAGCATAAACTGCTTCCCATTGGCGCAAACTTGTTGAGCTTAATTTCCCTACCATCCGGGAGCACCGTTGATAAACTCCTGCATGCTGCCAAGTACTCATATATATGAGGAGGAAACAGCAGGCGAACTAAGTCAACCGATACTCTATCAGAGGCCTCATTGAGGTCTAGGGTAGAGTATTTTCCAGAAATAGAGCCTAATAAGGCTCCAAACTGGTTCGGTTGCTGATTGGTAAAGTTCACATTCCACTTTGTGAGTGGATGTGATTCTACCCAGTCGACTAAGGCACGGCTCAAACCTTGCTGTACCCATTGAAAATCAACGGGTTCGCAAGAAATGAGACGTGGGCCACGAGAGTCCTTTGGAACGAGTATAACTCGCGCCGGAAGGTCTCTGTCCGTAACACGATCCATCGTGTTGTATCGATCGCAAACATGTCCAGGAGATGCGCAAAAATACGCATCAATAGGATACATGCTGGCGATTCTTCCCGATATATTAGTCCATCTAAACTTGTCCCAGAGCCGTTGCTTTGTAGCAACAACACCAGGGCCATGTGATGGAGTAATGTTTAGCGGGTCAAAACAAGCACCGAATGAAGAATTTTCCTTTTTAAAGTATTTCTCTTTAGAAAGAAAGTTCCCTTTCGAGTAACCAAACAAGTTACTTAAAAGAATTCGAGCTTCGCGAGCTACATTGACTTGACTAGACGAATCAAAACGTCTACGACGGTCAGTGTTGCTTTTATCAAGGCAAGCCTCAATAGTTTTGAGGTTCGATGATATAGTCGCGAGGTCGTTCTCAGTTCTTTCGAACTTTGACACGACCTCCGCTTCTTGTTTATCGGTGTAAGGCAACTCATATTTGTAAAAAACAAATAGGATGTCGCGCAACACTTTGATGCTTGCTATACACGGGTTAGGAAGGAGTTGACCGTCTCGGTCTAGAACTCGACTAAAGAATTCACCTAAGAAATTAGGCAATTCACCAAAGTTACCAGAATTAAATCTGTGAACTTTGGCTGTTAGACGAGTTTCCAGAGCTAAGGCTTTATCAAAAGCCTTACCAAGCTTTGGCATAGTTTTTGTAAAAAAACTAATTCCTTCAGTTAGGACTCTACGGTTGATCACATTTGTGGTCAGCCGTAGAGAACGTTTGTTAAACACTAAACCATGACATTTGTGAACGTCGAGGAGTAGTGCGGCGATGATGTTAACAACTTCATCTAAGCTATTATGATTGCCCATATGGGTGAATCTCTTAGCGTACGCACGACCCCGCGATCCATCGCATATACAAGCGATAACTCACAAAAAGGTAATGATATGAACATACCAAAACCTCAGGTAGACACCTTTAATAATATCATTGATGATATGATTGAGAAGTCTATCACAAAAACCGAACAAGACAGGAAGACACTCGCCTACTACAATAAACGTCAGCATATCCTTATGCCGCCGCTAACTGTAGACAAGCAAATGTACCTCGCTGCCTTGATCGATTCTTGCAAGTGAGCTCAAGAACGGTCACTTTGCAGTGACCGTCCAGGCTCTGATGTTATATCTATTAATATAGATAAAGGAAAGATGAAATTATTTCAAATTTCCCCGTTCATCAGAGCACGTGCCCCGTTCCCCGTACAGTCATAAAGGATCGTCGTCGAAGCGCCAAGTGACGCTAAGAACGAGATCAGATATGCCAACGGGTCATCGTAATCGGTCGTTGCCGTACAGGCACCCACAGGGGTGTCGAGCACAGCATAGGCCGATACGGTGACAACCTTCGTTGTATCAACGGTCGAAGCGATACTTTTATCGAATCGAACGAGTGAACGACGTCGGAGTGTGATACCAGAACCGGACTCACTATGTTTA